AAGTTACATTAATAGTTAATTGTGTAGCTGAATCTCTTGTGACTGTATTAGCTAAAATTACTGCACCAGTAGTAGAATGAATTTCTACAGTAGGTGTGATTACAAAGTTTGTTCCTGTGATAACAATGTTAGAAGCTGTGTTGTCTACTGTTTGAGGAGCAATAGAAGTAATAGTTGGTAGAGTTGCTTCTGTACCAGCTAAAACAACTGTGTCATTTGTTTGATTAAAAGTTCCAATAGTAATCCATGCGTCATTATCAGCATTACGAATTTTAAGTTGATTGTTAGCTACATCATACCACCATTGATAAGCATAAGTAGTAGTTGGCTCAGAAGAACCACTATTATTAGAAGCTACTGCTGATAAGCCATTATTTAAGTCCGTTCTAAATGAAGGGAATGTTTGGTTATTAATTATGTAATCGTGTTGAGCCATTAAAATCCTTTTGCAATCATGTCAAATGTTCTTGATATTGCTGTATCACTAGAATCATAAAAAGTCACTTGAAAATTACTTATAGTCTTATTAGTAACTACAAAATAATCTCCTGTTGCCATATTTTCTCCAGTGATGCCTACTGCGTAATTAGCCGTTTTAAATGGATTTGTAAAGGTAACTGTTTTAGTACCAGCACCACTCACAATATCATTCTCACTTTGTATTCTATCTTCCATGTCAATACTTACAGATAAAGCACTAATCACTGGTGTTGTTGCCTGATCTCTTGATATTAAATACAATCTAAACTTATAATATCTAGCTGTGTAATCCCCAATAACAAAGTTTCTAAATTCAGTATAGGTTATGTTATCATCAGATAAAGCTATTTCTAAATGTGCGTTGGAGTTAGATACTGAATCTCCGTCAAATGAACCAGTTGCATCATCAAAGAGTGTGAAACCTCTACCACTATCAAATAGATCAGTAGGGTCTTCTGCAAACTGAGTAATAGAAGCTGTTACCCTTGAAGTATGTACTGCACCAATATCAATAGGTGCTGAAAAGTCATAGATACCATCTGAAGCTAAAGAGGTAAGTTTTAAAGTATTGTTTTCTAAAGTGATGTTTGTTTTAGCACCAGTAAAATTAGGACTCTCTGTTTGAGTAGCCACACTATTAAAGTTTCCAATAGCAAGAACATTAGTAGAAACGATTGTTTCATTGATACTAAAGTTTCCAAGCTTATCTACTGCCTTAATTAAATAACTACCCACTCTTGCTGGTACAGAAATTGAAGTCGCTGGTCTTGATACTTTCTCAATTAAAGAAACTGAGTTTTGCCATTCAGCACCAGTAGTTAATGTTGAATATCTAATTTGATAATATGCAAGGTCAAGGTCTGTTACCGCTTCCCAGTTTAGATGTGCTTCTTGTCCTAGAATATTACATGAAAAATCTGTTACTGTACTTGGTGGAGCAACTGCACCCACAATCGTTCTGCTTACTGTTACATAAGTAGATGAAGCACCTAGAACATTAATAGCTTTAACTCTTACATCATAAGTATCTTGGTCAATCACATTAAGAACCCTTTGATTTAATCCAGTACCTTGTGCGTGTATTTGATAATCTGTTTCTGTGCTTTTCTTATATTCCACTTGATAATAATCTACAAAGCTATCAGGACTTGCACCTATTTGAATATCTAGTGCTACAATAACAGTACCATCATTGTATTGAATAAGCTGGTCAGATAAAGTTACAGAAGCGGGTGGTTGTACATTAAAGGGATTGGGTAAAGTAGTATCAGGTATGGTTGGTGCTTCTGATTTCTCAGTCCAAGTGTATATATTGTCTTGGTATTCTACTAAATCTAAATCAACTGTTAAATCTTCATTAATTGTTAAAGCATTAACTCTAAAAGGTTTTGCAGAAAAAGAAGCTGTGTCGTATGTGATATTAACAATATCTCCAACTGTTAAATCTAAAAATTCAGAAGTTACTTTTATTTGAATAGCTAAAGCATTTCTTGATCTTTTTAATGCGACTTCACAAAGTTCTTCTGCTTGATAAGGGTTAGTAATATTTTTAAAATCAAAATTTCCTATAAGTTCTGTTCCGTTATCTTCAGCTAATAATGTTGCATACTTATCAGCAGTAGGTAAAGCTGAATCATCTGCTGGTGGAAAACTAACTGTATCTTCTTGCCAATTCTTTTCAGGATTTACAAATGTACCTATAACTCTATTATATTTTTTATTCTTAGTTTCTCCAATAAGTTTAATACCACCTATAACATTATCAGAAGTAATTGTGTAAGTTGCTGTTCCTGTTCCTTCAATGTTTAAAATATAAGTTCCAGCATTGTATGAGAAGATTGCTCTCATGGGATTTAATAATGCTTTAACATTATCAATTAATTTTTGTGATGTATCTAGTACAGCATTAGTTTCAAATAAATTAATATCATTAGCACCTGAATATGGTTCTACTTGTGTTTCGCAAGTATCAGCAGAAGTTTTAAAAGAAGCAAAGTCTGATTCAAAAGCTGTGTCAGGTATTCCTTTTCCATATCTAGTATTTCTTAAATAATCTAATAAACATAAAGCTGAGTTAGAAGAAAATCCCGTTGTGTCTGTTCTTGGGTCGTATATCTTTCTGCCTTTAACTACTGCATGAACATTAGGTAGTGAACCAAATACATCTTGATTCCATTTAAACCTTAATGCAAGATATGCCACTCCTTTTAGTCTATGATTAGAAGTCCAGTTGGCAGATGTGCTTAAAATAGAAGAAGCAACTTGTGTATCAGTTCCTAAAAAACATTGTGCTTGAATATAAGATGTTCCGTCTTTATAAAAATTACTATCAGAAGAATCAACTTCTCTAACTGTACCATCAGTTAATGCACCATCAAAGGTTACAAGTTTATCATCAACATAAATACCTTCTATGCTTTCAATCTCTCCTTCACAAAGTACACCAGCAATAAAAAGATGATCGTTATTTGTTCCTGAAGTTTCAACGAATACTCTAGTAATACCTATTTTTCTTTCTCCGTAAATAACTGGTATCTGTGCATTGTTAGAAGCTTTGTTTAATAATACTCCTTGTGCAGTTTCTCCTTGTGGAATATCAAATTGTGGTGTTTCAGGTTTTGGTTGAAGCCAAGAAATAGCTTTAGTAGCAATAGCACCTAAAACAATTCCACCAATAATTTTAGCAGTTGCAGTTTTAAAAGCATAACTAGCAATCGCCTGTCCTATTACCGCACCCATTTATAAAACTCCCTTGTGTATCTTGTTGCTTGTCTATAAGGTTTATTGTCTTTAACTCTTAACCAATGTACTGGAGTTCCTTCTTCTAATCTTGAACTAAAAAAATCTTTTGTCCAACTCATTATATTTCTTAAATTCTTTTTAGCTATTGTTTCAATATGCCAAATATTATTTCCTGATTTCCAATCTTCTTTTTTAAGAATACCTGTTTTTTTAAATCTATTTTGTGCTTCATTAGATAAATAAGCCCAATTAGTAAAACCAATTAACTCTTCTCCCTCATAATGATGTTTGCATTGACCTAAATTAAAACTAGGGAACAGATGAAGTCTTAGTTCAGCGTCAGAAAAAGAATCATATTTTTTATACAATCTAAATAATTCTAATACTTCATTCATTATGATCTACCCCATTTAATATCTTGTACTGATTGTGAAGAAAAATCAAAACCAACATCATCTTCAAAATATAATTCTTGTGAAGAAGTATTTGTCTTTCTCCCTTTTAACTTTTCAAAATCTGCCCAATGACTAGCAACAGAAATACTAACATTAGATGAATCTGCGTTTTCTTCTAAGCTAAAAGATTCTATATTTCCTTTAAATAATAAAAAAGGGTCAGCAATAATAGATTGATTGTTATCTAAAAACCCTTTGTATATTTCTACTTCTTTGTCCATGTATTGATTGTTAAGTAGCAAGGCAATAATAGTTTGGTCTGCACCAGTAAAAGATATGGTAATAGAATCAACTGCAACATTAGATTCTTCAGATACTTCAGATGAACCTAAAAATAAAGATGAAGATGTATATGTATTAGAATCAAAAGTTATGTCTTTGTAATGATCGGTAAATCTTGAGCCTGAACCTACTCCTAAATAAATTAATGTTATTGGATTTAATTTGTTAGTAGCAAGTTCATTTTTAATTGCTGTCGTTAGACTTCTTGCCATTACAATACCTCAATTACATCTAGTTCGTATGCGTAAAGATTAGTTGTGCCAATATTATATTCTTGTGTATTAGATGTTAAGGAAACAGTAAAATCAACATTGTCATAAATTAAATCTGTATCATCTGTAACAGCACTTCTCAAAGGTGGTTCAAATGTTAATGTTCCTTCGCCTGATCCGTCTGCGTTTAAATCTTCAACAGCTACATAAACTTTAGTCTGTCCTGTGAATCTAAAGTAATCTCCAGCTTTCAATATTCCGTTAGTAGAAGTAGTCATACCATCTACAGTGCAAGTAGTTGCACCAGCAGATACAGAAGCATTGGTTGAGATAGTAGTAGAAGCCACACCCTGTGCATTTGATTCAGTTGGTGGAATAACAGTAAAGTTTTCTAGCTGTGATCTTTGTTTAATAATAAAAGCTTTAATAGGTGCAAACTCTGCTCTAGTCATAGGTGGATAGCTTAAAGTAATTGCAAACCTTTGTCCGTCAATCTGTCTAGCTTGTTTTCTTCCTGAAGTAGTTACAGAAACAATCGTGCTTTGTTCTGAATTAATACTTGCTGATCTAGCAACTGGAGATGTAGGTAATTGTCCACTCATATTATACTAAAGACCCTTTTCCTTGTTGATTTAAA